TGAAAAGGCCGCTAAGAAAGCGGGCAAGCCGTCTAAAGCGCCCAAGAGGAAAATGGCATGACTGTGATGCTCTACAAATCGCCGGGGCCGCATAAGTTTCACGGCGGTGATTTCGATTATATCGTTGTTGATGAAGTTGACGTTGCTGCGTGTGTGGCCGAGGGCTGGGCGCTGACCACAACTGAAGCCAGCGACAAACCCAAGCGCGGTCGCAAACCAAAGGTTGAGGAATAAATCATGGCCTTCACGAAGCGCGACACCATCAATCAAGCGTTTGCCGAAATTGGCATGGCCGATTATGTGTTCGACCTGCAACCGCAGCAGCTTGATAATGCGCTTCGCCAGTTGGACATGATGATGGCGACATGGAACGGCAAGGGCATCCGCATCGGCTATCCGCTGCCATCATCGCCCGGCGGCAGTGATCTGGACGAAGTGACAGGTGTTACTGACATGGCTCTGGAAGCCATGTATTTGAATTTGGCCATTCGGATTTCCAGTGGCTACGGCAAGACCGTCAGCCCAGAAACCAAGGCCGCTGCAAAGTATGCTTACAACCAGTTGCTTGGTCGGTCGGCGCTGCCGATTGAAATGCAACTTGGCAATCAAACTGTTCCATCGGGTGCTGGCAACAAGGGCTGGCGCTACTACAACAACCCCTATTTGCGTCAGCCTACCGATCCTTTGACGGTTGGCTCTGATGGCATTCTTGATCTGGAGTGAATCATGGCTAACATCAATCAGCTTTCCTCAACCTCAACATTGCAAGGCGGCGATCTTCTAGCCGTCTGGGCGCAAGACAACGGCGACACGCGAAAGGCTTCCCTGACTCTGGTGTCAGACTACATTGCTGGCACAATTGATCTGCCTGTAGACATCAGCCTAAGCCAATATTCCGCGCCCAGCGCAACGGGATTTACGGTGGCAATTACGTCTGCGAACACATGGCTGGTCTTGGACCCAACCAACGCATTTGCAGCCGGAACGATTGTTCTTCCCACTGGTGTTGCAGACCTGTCAATGGTTTCCATTGTTACGACCAAGGCAATCACGGCGCTGACGGTTTCGGTGTCTGGTGCTGCTGTGGTTGGTGCGCCGACATCCGCTGCGGCCAACACTGCCTTCACTCTGCGCTATGATGCAGTTACTAACTCTTGGTATCCCGAAAACCAGAACTTTGTGAGCGCGTCTGCGTTTGGTCTGACACTGATTGACGATCCTGACGCTGCAACTGCTCGAGCGACCTTGGGTCTTGGGACGATTGCAACGCAGGCTGCGGCCAGTGTGGCTATCACTGGTGGATCAATCACTGGCATCACAGACCTTGCTATTGCTGACGGCGGAACTGGTGCGTCCACAGCCGCTAACGCCCGCACCAATCTAGGGGCAGGGGCAGTTGGTGGGGCAGTATTCATTGCCGCCACGGCGAATGCTGCGCAGCAGGCTATGGACACTGAGGTTGGCGTGGATGTGCAGGCATACGATGCTGACCTTGGCGCTTTGGCTGGCTTGGCTACGAACGGCATGATCGCCCGCACTGGGTCTGGAACAGCATCCGTGCGAACCATAACCGCAGGCGCTGGCATCAGCATTGCGGATGGCGATGGCGTTGCGGGAAACCCGACGATTACATCAACAGATGTTTTGCAGAACGTCTCTGCTGCTACCATTGCTTCAATTGTCAACACGATCAACACCACGGGCAAGGCTGCTGGCAAGATGGTCTGGGATACCACTAACTCGAAAATCAAGGTGGCAACTGGTGCGCTTGCTGCATCGACTTGGGTAGACGCGGATGGCACAAACGCTGTGACGCCATCTTAATATGACACAGCCACAAGTGCGTGGCATATAATGTAAAGGAAAGCAAAATGTCCACGTTCATCTATCCTGCGTCAGTCTCTACCGCGACAGATGTCATCATCCCGGTCGGCCAGACCCTAAGCGTTGGCAGCACTGGCAATCAACAATCGTTTGTGAGCGTCAACAATACGCTGGTTGCGTTGACCAATCGCGCCCAGAGTTTTGGCCCATACACGGGCGACCGCATCGCGACGATCACCAACTATTATTCGACGGTTGAATATGATGTTGGAACGCAGCCGATGCTTCGCAGCTTCCCGGCGCTTTTGATTGGGCAGATCACGCCTATCGGTTTAGTTCAACCTGCGGCAACATTCGCAACGCTGACCTACGAAACCGATGCTGGCCTTGTTCGTCTTGTTAGCGCTGGTGCGCATGGCCTGACAACGGCAATCGCTGTCGGCGCAAGCGTCTATGTGACTTGGGCAACAGGCACTGGCGTGAATGGCCTTTATGCTGTGACTGCGCTGGATGCTGACACAACGGGCGTCAAGATCACGATCAACCTGCCGTATGTCGTTGGACTTGGCACGCCAACGGTTGCGGTGGCAAACACAGTTGTCACTCTGGCATCTGTGACTGTTCCGGGCTGGTCGATGGGTGTTGGCGGTGGCATGGAGATCGATGCGCTGTTCACGCTTACGAACAACGCAACAGTCAAAACGCTTGGCATGACGTTTGGCGGCGGAACGCTTCTTTCCGCAGCGGCAGCAAGCAACGCCAGCGCGTGTGTTCAAAAACTCATGTGCAACCGTGGATCGTCGCAGATCATCACAAACTCTGCTTCTGCTGTCGGTCATGGATTATCAACTGGCGCAAACGTCACGCTATCTGTTGATGCGACTGTTGACCAAGTGTTTGCAATCACCTGCCAACCTGCCACAGCAAACAACCTGATGCGCCTTGAGGCATTCAAACTTCACGTCAGCTTCTGAGGTAGTTGATGCAAATCCCAATTTTGTCGGGCATCTACGCAGACGGCTCACCAAACTTTCGGACATCATATCCGAAAAACATGGTTCCTGTTCCTAAAGAGAATGGGATTTCTAAAGGCTATCTGCGGCCGGGCGAAGGGATCGTTGAACTAGGAACTGGCCCCGGCATTAGTCGCGGGGCCATTAACTGGAACGGCGAACTGTATCGCGTTATGGGGACCAAGCTGGTTTCCATCTCGCCAAGCAATGTTGTGACGGTGATTGGTGATGTTGGGGCGGGTGGCCGTGTCACGTTTGACTATGGCTTTACATATCTAGCAGTGACATCGGGCGGCCGGCTGTATCTGTATGACGGCACAACGCTGGCACAAGTGACCGATCCCGATCTGGGCGTGGCTCTCGATGTGGTTTGGGTCGATGGTTATTATATGACCACAGACGGCGAGTTTCTTGTCATCACAGAATTGAACAATCCGTTTGCAGTGAACCCGCTGAAATATGGTTCGTCTGAAGTTGACCCAGACCCGATCAAGGCCATCTGGAAACTGCGGAATGAAATCTATGCGCTGAACCGCTACACCATCGAGGTATTTGACAACGTAGGAACGGCTAACTTTCCGTTCCAACGCATAAGCGGTGCGCAAATCCAGAAAGGCACAGTCGGAACTTTTGCCTGCTGTGTGTTCATGGATGCCATTGCGTTTATCGGCGGCGGTCGGAATGAGGCACCAGCAATCTATCTTGGGGCCAATGGAAACGCGCAGAAGATTTCCACCCGTGAGATTGAAGAAGTCTTGCAGGAATATACCGAAGCCGAGTTGAGTATATCCTATATCGAAGAAAAGATTGACCGGGCGCACCAGCACCTGATCGTCCACCTACCGCGCCACACGTTCGTGTTTGATGGCGCTGCATCAACCGCGCTGTCTATGCCCGTTTGGTTCATGCTTTCGTCTACGTTGGTTGATGAGGACATCTGGAACGCGACCGAGTGCGTGTGGTGCTATGACCGCTGGAACGTGGCGCATCCCACAACTACCCAATTTGGCTATCTTGTCGACAACATCAGCACCCACTGGGGCGAAACCATTGGCTGGGAGTTCGGCACGCTGATCGTCTACAACGCTGGCAACGGCGCTTTGTTCCACGACATGGAATTGGTCAGCCTGACAGGCTCAACAGCATTCGGCGTCGATCCCACGATCTGGACGCAGTATTCGGTCGACGGCATCACTTGGAGCGTCGAGAAGGGCATCAGCGCAGGGACCATAGGACAGCGCAACAAGCGCCTAGTCTGGTTCCAGCAGGGGAACATGCGTAACATGCGGATGCAGCGCTTCCGTGGCACCTCTGACGCCCATGTGGCCGTTGCAGCACTGGAGGCGCGGATTGAACCGCTGGCATTCTAATGGCTGACCCAACAGTTCCAACACGCAACCAGATCGCGGCACTTGCCCAGAATGACCCGGCAATGATCAAGGCGCTTGAACGTCTGTTCATCGTGGCGGGTGATTTAACGCCTGCCGACATTGCTGCGCTGACGCAGTTGATTACTGACAACTCATACGCCACTGGCGCAGCCGACAACAAAGCAGATGTTGCGTTGTCTGAGGCTGTTGATGCCAAGCGTCTGGCCGATCTAGTCGCCGCTGCGCCATCGCCTGCGTCACAGGAACAGATCAACAATCTGCAACAGCAGGTTTCTGCGTTGCAGCAAATGCCGCCGCCCAAGGAATACCGCACGCCGCGTTATGGGTCGTTCTACGATACGACATCACAGACGGCTGCTGCAATCAACACCGCTTACGCCATGACGTTCAACACCACAGACCTGTCAAATGGGGCCTATCTGGGAACGCCAACATCCCGCGTCTATGTTGATCGCTCAAACGTCTACAACATACAGTTTTCGGCTCAGGTGGATAAGACGGCTGGCGGCGTGGCGCTGATGTGGATTTGGTTGCGCAAGAACGGCGTCAACGTGCCGGACAGTGCTGGGCAAATCCGCATCCAAGGCAATAACGCGGAAGTCATTGCGGCTTGGAACTACATCATTCAGTTGAATGCTGGCGACTACATCGAATTGATGTGGGAGGTCGACGATACTTCTGTTATTCTACTGGCCGAGGTAGCATCGGCCATTCATCCGTCTGTTCCGTCAATTATTTTGACAGTCACAGATAACGTCAGTTCTTTGGAGGTCTAATCATGGCTGTTACAACAACCGTTCTAATCGCGGCTAAGACAGCCGAAGCAAGCCAAACCGCCCAATATACCGCAAGCGGTGTTAGCGCGATTATCGACAAATTCACTGCCACAAACTACGACACGGTGGCGCGAACAATCAGCGTCAACCTTGTGGCATCTGCGGGGTCTGCGGGAAACGACAACCTGATCGTCAAGACTAAGACGCTTCAGGCATCCGAGACCTACACTTTCCCCGAACTGGTCGGGCAGGTGATTGCGCCGGGTGGGTTTATTTCCACAATCGCCAGCAGTGGCACTGCTATAAACATTCGCGCTTCTGGAAGGGAGATTTCGTGATGGAAGACATGATGATTGAGTTTGGTTTGCCGAAACAGAAGATCGTTTCAACATCCGAGAACCGCAAGAACCGCCAAGTGGTGATCGACGAGTGGAAGCTGGGGCCGGAAAAGGCATCGGTCGAACCGTCAGCCAATGGCCCGTTCTGGAAGGGTGTCGCAGCGGCTTGGGACATGAGCGAGAAAGAGGCACGGCGCCGTC